AATATGGTGTGGCTTCCCTAGCGCAACTCTTTGGCACTTTCGGACCAGATGGCAAACCCGCCAAGAATAACCTCCTTGAATTACCACGCCCAGAGTCCGAAGGTGTCAAGTCTTTAATAGAACAATTAATTACTTGGGCCCCTGATACTAAGAATAAACAGGATGGTCCAATGGCTCTATGGATGGCTGAGATCCAATTAAGAGATTATGTCAACCAGTCTGGTGCCTATGGCAATACATTTATAAAAAATCCATTTGCTACTCCAATTGATTTAGAGAAGCGGCGAGTGGTAAATCTAGAAGAATACGCCGAGAAACAACGATTAGCAAATGCAGGATGGTACTAAAATGGCTAAACCTAGGAAAACACAATCACGTAGCAACCAACCAAGAGTAAGTAGAAGAACAGCAGCAGATAAAAAACAAGGTGCTAGAGATGCTGTTCAAAGAAATTCAAAAACTTCTCTTGCTAAAAAAATAAGAAACGTTGCTGGTAAAACTAAAGACAATATTTTACTTCGTACTTCTGAAGGAAAGTATAAAGAACCAAGTCTTAATGTTGGAGAGGCTAGAAATGTAAGTCCAGCATATCTTGCTGGATACAAAGCAGGCTTGCGAAAAGTTGGCAAAAAAGAAGACTTTAACACTAAACTTTATAGACGTAAATAAAACAAAGGAATTAAATGGCTCGCTCCATTGAAGATATTACATATGCCTATGATCAGTTAAGGCAGAAGTATCGCAATCGCGATGCTCGCTGGTCTGATGTACTAGAAGTACGCAAAGGTAATATCAATAATGTTTTTCCAGGGTTGTTCCCTGCTGAATATCCTAAGCCTATGGTGGCTAACTTTATTGACGTTGCTGCACGCGACATTGCTGAAGTTATAGCGCCACTACCCGCAATCAACTGCTCTGCCACTAACTCTGTCTCAGATAGAGCAAGAAGCAAAGCAGACAAGCGTACAATGATTGCTGCTGGCTATAGAGACCAGTCCAAGTTACAGACTCAAATGTTTACTGGTGCTGACCGCTATATTACCTTTGGCGCTCTGCCATTTATAGTAGAACCAGACTATGAACAGAATATGCCAATTATCCGTGTGGATAATCCTTTCAACGCATATCCAGAATTTGACCGCTTTGGTCGTTTACTTTCTTACACCAAGTATTACCAAAAGCCAGTACAAGATTTAATCAACGAATTTCCAGAACACGAATCTGCAATCTTAGGACCAGTTGAGCGTAGAGGCTCAATGCGTCCAATGCAAATTGTACGTTACCAAGATAAAGACCAAACGGTTTTGTTCTTGCCAGAACGTGGCAACTTCGTACTTGAGAAAGCTAAGAACCCACTAGGTAAACTAAATGTGGTTTACGCAGTAAGACCAGGTGTGGATTCTGATGATGATCAACGGGGACAGTTTGACGATGTGCTATGGGTTCAAGTAGCCCGTTCACGTTTTGCTACCCTACAACTTGAGGCGGCACAAAAGTCAGTACAGGCACCATTTGCTTTGCCTTCTGATGTAAACATCTTAGAGATGGGTCCAGACTCAACAATCCGTTCTGCTAATCCAGAAAAGATTAGACGAGTTGATTTGAATGTGCCCCCTGGATTATTCACTGAATCTGCAATTCTAGATCAAGAAATGCGGATGGGTTCACGCTACCCTGAAGGCCGTCAAGGTATGGCTCAAGGTTCTATTGTCACTGGTCGTGGCGTAGAAGCCTTGATGGGTGGATTTGATACCCAAGTTAAAACTGCACAATCAGTTCTCGCCGAAGCACTCGCACAAGTCTTTGGACTTGCCTTTGAAATGGATGAGGCGCTTTTCGGAAATATAGAGAAGACTGTACGTGGCGTTGATGCAGGCGCTCCGTATGAAATCACATATACTCCCAAAAAAGATATTGATGGCGAGTATATTGTTGATGTTACCTACGGCTTGATGGCTGGATTAAACCCCAACCAGGCTTTGGTTTTTGGCTTACAAGCGCGCGGAGATCAGTTGATAAGCCGCGATTTCCTTCGCCGTCAAATGCCTTGGGAAATAAATGTTACGCTAGAAGAACAGAAGATTGAAATTGAAAAACTTCGTGATTCTCTAGTTGCAGCAGTAAGTGCATATGCACAAGCTATTCCATCACTTGCAACACAAGGACAAGACCCAGGAGAAATCTTAGGTCGTATAGCAACTGTAATTGATGGAAGACAAAAAGGAACACCTATAGAGCAGGTAATCGCGGAAGCGTTTGCCCCTCAAGCACCGCCACAATCTGAAATGGTTGAAGCCCCTGGTCAAGAGCAACCCGTCCCCGGCTCTACAGGCGAGGCTCCCACAGGTGGTGCTTCAGGATTATCCGCCGCTACTGGCGGTCCAAGAGGTGTAGCACCTGGCCAAGTAGGTCAAGGTGGAAGACCTCCAATCCAATATTTGCTAGCTGGTTTAACCGGCGCTGGCAAACCGACACTAGCAAGTAGTGTCACAAGAATGGTCCCTGCGGGCTAACAAGGAGAAAAAAGAATGAAGTCATTCAAAGGTGGAAAGAAGCCAGCAAACCAAGGTTCTGCTGGTAAGGCTTTCGTACAATCACCAAAAATGAGCGGTGTACCATCCGCATCAAGTCCTGCTAATGCAGCAATTAAATTTAGCAGCACCCCAAGTGGTACTCGCGGTTCACGCAAGAAATAATTAATTAATTTAAAGGAAGGTGTATCTTGGCAAGAGGTGGAAAAAGACCAACTGCTCCGCAAAACAATCCAATGAATGTTTCTGCAACAGGCGGTAATGGTCAAAACGCATCTGCTACACAAGCAGCAAGATACATTCCTCAACAAGAGTGGGGTGGAGCAAAAGAATTAATGGATATTCAACAATCTGCTCCTATGGCTGCGGCACCAGGAATTGAATCTTCAGGTATGGCAATGGCCCCTGGTCAAGCCGCAGCAGCCCCAATAACTCCATTAAATGCTCCATCACAACGTCCTGATGAACCAGTTACTTTTGGTGCAAATGCAGGACCAGGACCAGGATTATCAGCATTAGGATTAAGACCACAAGGTCAAACTACAACTATTGAAGTCTTAGAACAATTACTTCCATATGACGAAACCGGCGAAATAGCCGCACTATACGAATTAGCTTTACTTAGAGGAATTTAATGGCACTTAATGAAGATATAATCTTTAGTGCCTCTGAACAGTTATTTAAAGCAGCAACTAAAGCAAAACTTCCTGTAGAACAACAACAGGATTTAGAGGGACTATCTAACGTTGTTACTTTAAGTAGAAGATTATCTAATCTTCCAGATCAAGATGCACGTAATGAATACTTGCAACTTGATGAGAATATTCAAAGCGTTTTAAAGCAATGGAATCCAGAGGCTCCTTATACAAGAGAACCTGAACTATCTCCATTTGGAACTTTTAAAGAAAGAGTTGCAAAGCCTGCTTTAGAAAAATTTGTTAATTATAGTGAATTATTAAACCAACCATATCGTGCTTTACGGGTAAGCCAAACTAGAGGATTAGGTTGGAGCGAGGCTTGGAGAATTGCCGAGGGTGGCAAAGCCTTATTTGATTTAGAACGTGAATCTAAAGTAGATAATTACTACGAACCAGCAGTTGCTAAGATTGCAAAGCAACTATCTACTGGTAAAACTATTGGTGAGATTGCAGCAACATTACAATCACCAGATGATTATGAAGCCTTTAGGCGTATGCTTGAAGGTGAATCAGTATTTAAAGAAGCAATTAAAGACTACGATACTGCAAAGATATCACTTGGTCGTGATTTATTTTACAAAGCATTAGACATAGATCCAGGTGAATTTGGTGCTAATCGTAAAATCTTTAATGCTTTATCTGGCGTAACAGACTTAGCAACTCAAATATTCTTTGATCCAATTACTTATATACCTATTGCAGGTCAAGCATATAAGGCTTCTGCTTTAAGTATTACTAAGATTATCTCACAAGATATTGGTTCTATAGGTAGATTAGAATCAATTACTAAAGCATTTGATAGTCCTTTAGTTGGTCCTAGTGTTCGTAGATTCTTTGATACAGCTGGACCACAGATTGAAAAGTATGCTAAGGCTACTGATGAGGCTACTAGAGCAGAGGCTTATTCTGTTTTAAGAAGTCAATTTGGTAATGATATTAATCCAGAAGCATTAGAGCAATTTGCTAAATTTGAAGTATTTAATGCTGATGGGGCAAAGAAATTCTTACAAGAACAAGAAGCTGCAGATTTATTAATACAAGGTAGGCAAGTAAAAACTACACCAATACTTCCTACTTATACAGTTTTTAGAGATATTAGATTTAAACTAAAGAATGTAATTAATGTTTCAACAGGTCTTAATAAAAGAGCGCCAATTCTTTTAAAGACTGCTAACGGTGAAGAAGCATTATCTGCTAAAGAAATACTTGATAGAGCAGCAGAAGCGGGACTTGATTCAACTAAACTTACTGAAATACAAACTGCTATCAAAGAAACACAGGGTAGATTAGGTAGATTTAAAAGATTATTTGAAATAGCACCAAGTATGCGTGGTATTCAATTTGGATATCAGTATGGTAAAGATGGTAAAGTATTAAAAGATCTTGGTTTAGAATCTGCTAAAGATATTAGAGCTTTAATGCGTACTGCAGGATTCTCACCTGCAGCAGCGGATGAAATAGAACTTGCTTGGATTAGAGCTAATCCTGGTGAACGTATTA